TCAATTCCAAGTTGGTCTTGTAAAATCAAAAGTTCCTCTTGATACAATACCATTAACTCAGTCCAATATTCCGCTAAAAACATATGAAATTATTTTGAGAAAAGGGAATGCAAGTGGTTACGCATATCTTCCACAAATAAATTCGCAAACAAATTCCAATTATATTTGGCAATCGTTCGGCGGAACCTTAACATTATCAACATACAATTCTACTGGTAATCTCGTTTTGGTCGATACAATCGATGTGACACAGTATATTCCATTTATTTACATGTTTGTAATTGATGATTTCTCAAATATTTATGCAATTGGATCTAACACTCAAAATGGTCCCAACACTTTGTTTTATGTGTTTTCAAATACTGTCAATCCAACAGTGTATGTGTCTAACATTACATATGCTGATCTTCAATGCGTTTGTATCGATCGAAATCAAAGAATTTATTTAGCGTCCCAGTCAAACGGTGTCGAAGTATTTTCTAATATTAATAGTTCAACAAATGTTTCCTTAACGCTTCTTAAAACGATTACTGAAAATTTTGATGCCCAGCGGATGTTGAATATTGCAACTGTGTGTTCAGATCAAGTGACAATTATAGGATATGATAAAAATTACATACAGGTATTTGATACAAATTACAATCCAATTTCATCTGCAATCCAACTGACGAATGTTGTAAATCTTGGTAATCAATCATCCATTCTTCATGATCAAGATAGTTTCGTTCTGCTTGATAAGGGAGTGATCGGAGATAATTTATATGGTGTTCAGGCGTCTCCAGCAAACACTGCTCTTAATGTTGACACTGCGATGCAAGCTCTTCAAGGAGAATGGTTAAATGTCCCTGCTGTTAATTTAGATACGACTCTAGCGCTAGGTGTCTCTATTGATAATACTGTTTGGATTACTGACAACAACTCAACTGCGTATCCATCTCAGCTTAATTCCAGTTATTCTGGAACTGATCTCTGTTCCAATCTTCAAAATAATTGGTATGTTTCAAATTCAGTGACTGGGACATTGATGTGCACAGATTTAAATTCCTCGCTAAGTGTTTTTGATACCACTTTTCCAACAACAATGGGTGATTTTGATATTAATAAAATCACAGGTGAACTTATAGGTGTAAATACATCAACTAATCTTCTTGTAAAGTCGTCAGCAGAAGTGCTTCCAAACAGGATTTGGTCGCTCGATCCTACTGCAATAAATCCAACNATTTTTCAGCTTACTGGATGCGGAATTGGAACTCCTCAAAATATTTTGACGATGATCGGAAATAATCTCCAGGCGGGTGTTTCTGGTAACATAATTGGGTTCTATCCGATAACATCAGGATTTTTAGCAGTCCAGGCTAATTATTATACCGATGCGACTGGAGATGTGAGTCTGTATAAATGTAATAGCTCATATGTGCTTGAATCAAGCGTTACTTTTACGTCAGGCGCAGATCTAAATGGTGGGACTCCGGTTTGTTGTGAGTATTCTAAAACTTTTAATATTGTGTGCGTGGCTGATGGGCTTGGCGATTTCTTTTTTATTGATGTTCCAAGTTTAACAATGATCACTACCGCAACAATAATGAATACTCTTGGGCCTGTTGATAATACACAATTATTTAGCATATCAGCAAATGTAGATGGTTTTTTGATCAACAGAGGCACATTTTTACAGTACTGGAGATATGATGATGTCACGAAAACGAACACTTTTATATCTACAATTGACTGGCTTGGAGTTGGTTTTCAGAGAATAAGTGCAATTTTTCAAAATCCTCAATATCCTCTATCAATCATTCTTCTTGGAAATCTGGCTTTGGGTGGATTAAAATTATATTATATTACNTTTTCNACTGATTATTTAACNGTCAATAATATTTACGGACCGTGGACAAATCCTGCTACTCAAAATGGAACAGAAGTCCAGATTACTTTTCCTGGCAGTGCAGTTCAATCTGGTATATCCTATTTTCAAGGAGATCATGTTGGATTAAAAATTTGCGTTCCAACAAGCAATTTGAATGGAATTGGATACGATATATTTTTAGTAAATTATATTGATTATACTCTGACATTTATGACAACATTATTAATCGATTCTATTCCGCCAAGTCCCTGGAATCCGACTACTGGTGAATGCATTCCTTTATTTTTCCAGATTAGTGATGGTATTAGCGGATATATTACTTATGATACTCCAATAACAACTAATCTCGGTGCGACTATTCAAAGCGTTGCAATGTCTTCTCAATCTAACGACATATATGTTACTGATTTAAGCGGNAAAGTATATTTGGGNACACTTTCTGGAACGAGCGTTACAAATTTCGAGCAAATAACAACAAGTGGAGGNCAATTGTATGCATCAATTTCAACATGGAAAGATACAAACTTTTCAAGCGATATTAAAGCATATACNATATCATCTCAAACTCCTTTGGGTTCTCAGAATCTTGGTTTGGTTGAAGTGTTTGGGTTAACTAGAAACGAAATCACTGGAGAATTTTTAACAAGCACATCAGATAACAATGTAATTGATTATTCATACAATCTTTTATCAACAAACTGGACATCATCTGTCCCACATGCCGGATGCATTTTTACAAAAAATAGTGAAAATATAGACGCAGGGCCTGCGCCAATTTATTCTTATCAGGTTCTCATAAATGCCATAAACATAGCTTTTGAATTGGCTTTTATAAGAGCAAACGTAAACGGAGCCGGATTATTAAGCGCTCCTGTCATATCAATGAATTTTCAAACTGGGATATGTACTTTAACTTACGATTCAGAATATACAAACAGCAAAAATGGTGTTGTTTCGAGTACCGATGGTATTCTTTTTAATAATGCGTTAAGCACCCTTATTGAATTTAATTCGTCTGCAGATGTGCTTGTGTCTGGATTTGATCTTATAAATTTATCGATTGGCTCAACTTCAACATCTCAGAATAATCAGACTATTACTTCTTTTAACGAGTTGGATAAAATTTTGTTTAACTCAACAACATTGTTTGTTGGTCAATCGTATTTTGGTAACAACCAGACAAATAACACAGTAACCGACATTGATTATGATTCTTCGACAATCATTTCAAATGCAGGACAGTGGCTATTATATCAGCCAAATTTTATTAGACCGTTTTTGTTGGCTAGTAACAACGCGATTGATCGTATTCAAATACAGATATTTTATCAATATCTGAACGGAACGGTATATCCGCTAATGATAAATCCTTCATCTGGATGGAATTGTAAATTGACATTTATTCGAAAATTTGGTTATTAAAAAAAGTTTTAAAATAGTTTTTTATTTTTAAAAAAAAATAAAAAAATCTTGTGTGTAAATAAAAACTAAAATGAGCATCGTTGATTCAGTCGTCGAGCTTGATAGCAGAGTGAATGTTTCTAAAAATTTTACGCAGCTCGTTCCTTTTACGGGTCAGAATGTCAATATGTACGAAATTCAAGCTGACGGGTCCAGTTACCCTTCACAAATATATTTTAATAACATTGTTAGCCCAGGGTCTTTATCAAACACTTTAATTGGTAGAAATGCGCGATTGCGTTATACTCTTACCATAACAGCTCCAAACAATGCTGGCAATCCTCTTGGATTAACCCAGAATCCTGGAGGTGTCGGACCAGCTGGTTTACCAGTGACAGCAGCCCTGCGGGCATTTCCCTTACAGTCGTGTACTGATACTTTATCGGTCCAGCTGAATGGTGCCACAAACACAGTGAACCAGCGTCAAATATTAAGTGCTACTCAGCGCTTTCAGTATAAAGATTATTTATCCAAATGGGCCACAGAAGCCCCGTGCATGGCTGACAACAGAGCACTGCTTGTTGCTGATTCCATTCAGACCGGTGCCGTCGCGGCAAATCTTTCTCCGATTTATCCTGTTTCAAATCAACCTCTATCCAGATATGAGAATTCGGATGGGACTTCCAGAGGGAGCTTTATACCAGTATCATACACCGTAAATGGAAATGATAATATTTGGGTTTACGATATTTCAGAGCCTCTCATGGTGAGTCCTTTTGTGCTTTATTCCGAGGATGTGTTTTTGGCTAATCTCAATAACATGAGCTTACAGTTGAATTACAGCTCTCTCGCCGATATGATCGTGTCATCAAAGGCCTACGATATTCCTAGCGGGATTGTTATTTCTAATCCGAGATTACAGTTAACTTACATTTCCGTTCAACCGTCATTAACAAAAATACCTTCTGTTTCAAAGTACGATTTTCAATCAATAGTATATTTTCCCCAGACAAAAAGCATTACAGCTGGTGCGATTAACACCGCAACCACAATGACATCGAATACTATTCGTTTTTCTGCAATGCCCCAGATGATATATTGTTTTGTTAGAAATCCTATTCAAAATCGTGCTGGTCAGACTAGCAGCGACTGTTTTTACAGTCTTGGATTGCCTGATGGAAGTGCTGGAGTTAGCATTCAGCTTGGAACAAGATCGGGTTTATTGGCCTCAATGTCAACCAAAACGATGTATCAGATCGCTTGCAGCAATGGTTACAATTCAACTTTTGCAGATTATAAATATGGTTCTGGTTCAATATTATGTATCAATCCCGTCAAGGACCTTGGCATTTCTCTCGGTAGCGACAGTCTTCCTGGAGAAGCAAATGGAAATGTTAATTTTCAAGTTCAATTGAATTTTTCCGCTGCCAATTACGCCTATGCAGGCAATCTCGCAGCCGTCCCAGCACAGGTTGAAATGATGATAGTGGCCGTGTACTCTGGGGACATGACCATATCTCCAGATCAGTGCCTTTTTAACCTCGGGACCCTTACTCAAGCCGAAGTGGCTACCCTTGTAGGTAAGGGAGCCAATTGGGTTTCATCTCAAACCACCAAGCCTTCTGTTCCTCAGGGATCGGGCCTTTATTCCCGCGGGAAACTAGTTGTAGGGCANGGNCAGGAGCGTTAAATTTTGTTTGTTTTTATTTTTCCAAAAATCTTTAAAAAAATAAAAATTCTTTCTATTATTAAAAAATGACAATGACTTACAGAGAATTTGTAAAAATGTCATATCCAAAAGTTACACATTTACCTTTCAAATCTCGGTTGGCAGAAATTGCAAAAATGTGGGCTGAACATAAAAAAACTCACGGCGGTATTATCACAGCTTCTGGGCTTACTGGGGCAGGTGTTACTGCTGCAGGTTTAGTGAAAAAAAAAGATAAAAGAACGAAAGCTATTGGAGGGTATTTAAAATCGCTTAAACTCGAATTACCAGAAGGGGTAAAGGATGGCAATAAGGTTTCTAATGTAAAAGCGTCAAAACTGAGAAAACACGTTGAGGGGGTTCTTGGTAAAAAAATTGCAAAAGATTCTGTAATGTTACTTAAAAAGATTTTGGCCTAATTTTTTTTGATTTATTTTTTTTATTTGATTAATAAATAAAATGGTTGACATAATTATTGTTACTGCACTTACAACAAGCGCTATCGCATTAATCACATCGTTAGTCACACACATCAGATATTCAAATTGCTGGGGCGGGAGTTGTAGAACCAGAGGAGATAACAGCCCTTCAATGACCCCCAGTGACATCAAATCCCCGCTTTTGTTACATAAATAAAATATTTTTTTGGTGCAATTTTTTAAAAATATTCTGAACAGATTTTGGTGGCTCTGGAGTTTTATCACACGTGCTGCAATAAATATCACTTCTGAAATCGTCAAAAGTTGTTTCGGATTGTTCATATTTGGGGCCCTCTGGGTTAACCCTTTTTGCTCTTAGAATTTCTAATTCATAATCAACTTTTTTTTGTTCAAAAAGTTTTTGTTTTCGTTTATGAGCTAATTCTTTAACATGTAACTTATGTTGAAGTTTTTCTTGATCTGTTAGCTTTGAATATTTTTCATGTGATTTAGCACGCATTTTTTCTTTGTGAATTTCGTATGCTTTTCTTTTTCGATCTAATTTTGCGACTTCTTCCGGATTAAGTTTTTTTAAAATGCTTTGAGCTTTCATGTATTCTGAAAATGTTGTATTATCCATATTATTTTATAAATATAAAGATTTTTTAATATAAAGAATTTTAAAAAATCTCTTGTTAAATAAAAATATAATGGAATCGACCAATAATCGATCTTTTGTCCCTCTTCTTGCTGGAAGAGTATATATCGGAACGTATGATTCGGTTTCGGAATTTAAAATTGCATCAGTCTCCTGTTTATCGGATAAATCGTGCAATATTGTTTGTTATCAGAGTCAAAATAAAGTTCAACAATTTGTTAGTTCTTATACAACCACAGCCAATGTTCAATTCACACAAATAATACCACTTACAAACCCGTTTGTCGAGTTTTCTGTCAGAAATACTGATCAGAATGATTCGACAGTCATGAATTTTACAGTCATATATAGTGCAAATCAAACATTGCCCGTTACAAGTAATAAAGTTCAGGTTGCTGATACGGTTGCTGAAACGTATTTACAATCCATTGCCAACGGATTATCTGCACCTTTAAAAACCAAAATTTCTGATAGTACAGGAGCCGATATTTTGGTTGATTCTGGGGGAAATTTACGAATAGCTGTTGAATCGTCTGTTCCAGTAAAAATCGAGGCCTCAGATGGAACAAATATAATTGTTGCAAACGGTGGACTTCAAGTTGGTCTGTTAGATAATTTGGGTGCTCCCTTTACTCAGTCACATACTACTGGGGCTCTTGATGTAAATATCTCTTCTGTGAGCTCTGGGCCGATTAGTGTCCAAACTCAAACAGGTCTGTCACTCGATTCTTCTGTGCAAACTCTTATCAATCAAAATCTTAATAATGGAGGGACTTTGTGGCTTTCAACCGTTGTTTCTGATGGAGATAATTCGACATCGATTGATTTATCTACAAAACAGGTCGTGACAGCCTCTTTCTTTGGAAATATCGTATGCGACCCATCAGATACGCCGACAATATTAATTTATTACAGTGCCGATAATACAACATTTTATGCATCTCAAAATACTATGCAGGGTTTAACTACTGGTGGAGGAAATTTCAGTTTAGATTGTATCAGCAATGCTCATTTTATTCGTGCGAAAGTTACTGGTTTAACTACGGGTGGACCTCTCTCAGGGACGGTTACAATGTATTTGAATTGTAGAACTCCATGAAACAAAAAATAAAAAAAAGTTTTTAATATATTGCAGTATATTAAAAAAATATGAACATTGACAAATCGTTGTATCGTTGTAGGATTAATGCTGTTGACGGTGGTTTATTAAAACATCCCAAATATAGAGACGATCTTGTATCCTTGGATGAAATTTTTTCTAAAATGGCTGGAAGAAATGGAAACTCGCTTTCCAAAATATCAATTCAAAATTATGTAAATAAAATAAACCGATTATCAGTCCTTTGTGAAGGACGTTTATATGATGGCAACATTGATTTTCTAAAACATCCTGAAAAAGTTATTTTGGAAATTAAAAAAAGTGATCTTTCTAGTAAAAAAGATTACATCAGTCCAGTTATCAAAATTCTCAAATTATCAGAAGAAAACGAAGACATTATAAAAACGTATCAGAAAGCAATGTCTGATTTTAAAAGTTCGGAAGATTCATTCAGGAAGGATAACAAGGCTTCCAAAAAAGAAAAAACACTTTCCATGCATCTTCCAGAAGTTCAGAGACGAATTAAAACATTTATTCCTCAAAATGATACAGAGCTTGTTCAAAAAGTGATTTGCGCATTTTATTTTCTTAATGATAATTTCACTCCAAGAAATGATCTACCAATTTTCAAAATTGTCTCTGATAAAAAAAAATTAAACAAGATGAACGATGATTTTAATTATCTTGTAACAAACAGTGAAGGGAAAGCTAATGGAATTATTATGAATAACTACAAAACAAGATATACATATGGACGCCAAAAATTTATGTTATCTGATGATTTTAAAAAAATTTTAGATGAATATCTTAAAGTTTTTGGAAAAATTCCTGGAGATTATTTGTTTGTCGACAAAAAAAATGAACCGTTTTCTGAAAGCAATTTTAGAAATTTAATTGAAACATCAATGGAAAACGTTGTTGGAGTACCAATTAATATCGGCTTGGCTCGAAAAATTAAAATCACAGAATGGTATTCATCTAATAAACCACATACGATTCATCAAAACGAGGATTTTGCAAGAACATTGCTGCATTCTTGCAAAATTGCGCAAGAGTACATAAAAGTTGATTTATTCGATAAAGATGATTAAAATAAAAAAAATAATTTTATATTTACTTAAACAAATAATAAATTATTGAATAAAATGGACTATAATAATGGGAAAATATATAAACTTGTTTCCGATAATACGGATTTAATTTATATTGGGTCATCTGCAAGCGAATTAAAAAAACGGCTATATTGTCATCGTTGTCAGTACAAGAAATTTTTAGAAGGAACACGTAAATATGTCACAACTTCACATAAATTATTTGAGTTGGGAGGAAAAATCACTATAGTTTTAATAGAGGAATTTCCGTGTAATTCAAAAATTCTTTTAGAACAGCGTGAACGGTATTGGGTTGAGATTTTGGAAAATGTTGTCAATAAATGTCGACCTAGAGTTTCAGATGATGAGAAAAAACAACAGACACTTATATGGCATAAAGCTCATAAAGATAGAATGGTTCAAGCAATGAAAAAATACACCGAATCTCACAGGGATAAAATTAAGGAGAGGAATAGATTAAATTATTTGAAAAAAAAGGAACAAAAAACATTGGAACAAAAAACATTGTAAATTTATAATTTTAAAGTTATAAATTTTTAAACACCTCTCTCATAAAAACGAGATTCAATATGCTGTGGCTGAAAATATTTCATAACGACGTTTCTTGCAGTCTCAGGAACAAATGGTTTACACGTAAAAATATCAATATAGGCATCACCACTTTCATCACAAAAATGAGCACAGCAATTTGATGTTGTCAGAAGCTGACTCCAAGTATATCCAGTTTTATTATCTTTTCCAAAATGAACTATTTGAGGTAATCCAAATTCAGTCATTCCTATTTCTCTCACAAGTTCGTGTCCAAATCGTTCGATTATGATAGGATCAAGCACATTTTTATTACAAGCCCTACAGTCCATCGACAAAGTCCATCCCCAAATTTCTTTTTGAGATTCCATTTTATATTATGACAAGGTTTTTTTATTTTTTGGAATAAATTTGTAAAAAATCATTCTGTCAGAATCAGATTTTAATTTTTGATTAAGCGGCAAATGTATAGACAATAACACCATATCGTCATTACAATTAATTTTTAAATAAAGGTCTGACTTATCTGGAAGAAGTAAAACACTTCCATTCCAAATAGGTTGATTACTGTCTTTATAAAATTTACAAATATTTTCAAATTCAAGTAAAACATTTGAAGATAAAAACAGCCGGTCGTAATTTATTAAACTTAATTTACTGAACATTGATAGAAAGCACATTTTATATATAGCAAGATAAAAAAAATAATATACTAAAATCGGTAATATACTAACTAAGCAATGCAATATACTAGATAATATACTAAATGGGTATATTTAAGGCATATTAATTTCCATATAAATTTATATGGAAATGATTTATTCGTAATATACTCATTGGTATATCAATATTGGTATATCAAACTCGTAAATATACCGTCTGGTATATTACATTTCTATATGTTTTTAAAAACTTTTTGAAAAAAATCATGTACTATTATAAAAGTAATAAATGCCATACGCTATCGTCAAAGATACTAATGGTTATTTTGTTGAAAATACATTAACCCATTTGAGAAAAGAAAAAAAACCAATTTCTTTGCAAAAAGCTAAAGCGCAGCTTCGTGTTTTAAATGCTTCTGAAGGTGGTGGATTGGAGCAAGAGCAGTACCAAAAATATCTTGAAACACATCATTTTGGCGACATTTCCACAGCAAAAGAAACTGAATCCGAAAAATCAGCTTCAGCATCTTTAAGTGATATTTACAAAAAAAATCAAGCATATCAAAAATTAGTAAATGTTTTTGGAGTTCCAAATTTACATGGAGGTGTTTTTAAAAATCTGGCTCAGGAAACACAAATGGCTGTTGAACATGAAACTGAATTATCAGAGCTCGAAAAACCATATTTTGATTATTGGACAAAAAAATTTCAGAATGCTATTCTAAATCTTTGGGAACCAGGTCTTACTCAAGGCAGATTGTTAAAATATTCTGAAAGCAGAATTCCTTCAGTTTCAGGAAAATCAAAAGCTATTTTATTATTAAGATCGAAATCAAAAGCTCCAGAATATGATTATAATGAAGAGCAAAAACAGTATGTCGGATTTTACAATAAATTAAAGGATAATTCAATTGCGATTTTTAATCCAGATGTTTCCGATCAGTACATTGAGCAGCAGCTTTCTTTGGTAAGTGGTACTCCAGAGGGCCGCGGACGTCTTCGAGCCATTCAGGATTTGCGAAGAATTTTAATAAATCCGAATTTCAATTATAAGGATGCTGAAGAACAAAATGTCCAGCGTGCAAAATCTGTTGGTGTTTTAAATGACCAAACTTCAGCTGGCCAATACAAAAAAGGATATGATGAGACTGTTTCATATATTAATCAATTTGGTGCTGTTTACTTATGGAATGATATAACTCTTGATAATCTTCCAGACAAAACAGCATACGATCAAGGAGTAAAATATGCTGTCATTCAATACAGAGCAGCATGGCCATATCAGGCTCGCCCTCCACCAAAAAAATCCACATGGGATGAAGTCTGGGACGCTGTTACCACAGGGCTCGAAATCGGCCTTGAAGTTACGAAAGTTGTTTTGTTATAAAAAAATTTATATTATTAATAAAATATAAATTCAAAATGTTGCATGTTTTAAATTGAAACTTAAGCCATATCCATGAATTAACACATCAGCTCTTGCAGCCAAATCTGTTGTTTTTGAGATGACTGTTTTTACATAATCTTGTAATTCGTTTTTTAACGAACTTGTATCCTGTAAAACGAATTTTTCAGCACCTGGATTTAATTCTAATATTTTTGGTGTTCCTTGTAAAAGAATTAAAATAAAATTTTGGCAATTGTTTG